AAACACAAGATGTTGTGGTTGAAAACTCAGATTCTAATTTTGAGGTAGAGGTAGTAGAAGATACTCCAGAGGAAGAAAAACCTCGTCTAGCGGAAGATAGAGAGCCAGAAGTACCTTCTGATGATGAGATAGACAAGTACTCTGCTGGAGTACAGAAACGTATAAACAAGTTAAAGTTTGAAGCACAGGAACAAGAGCGGCAAAAGCTTGAGGCCCACAAGTTGCAAGAAGAAGCTTTACGTTATGCTCAACAGGTAAAAACCGAAAATGAAAAACTAAAACAAACACTTGATCAGGGTGAAGCTACACTTATTGATCAAGCAAAAGGGCGTATAACAGCCGAACTTGATAAGGCAAAAACAGCGTATAAGGCAGCATATGAGTCTGGTGACCCTGATGCATTGCTTGCCGCACAAGAACAACTTAGTGCAATGCAGAATGAGCAGTACCGTGTTAATACGTACAAACCTCAATCTAGAGTACAAGCAGAACCTACTCCACAGCCACAGTATGCACAGCAGACTCCACAGGTTCCTAGACCTGATGATCGCGCTTTGAATTGGGCTAAAAATAACAAGTGGTTTGAAACAGACTCTGAGATGACGGGATATGCGTATGGTTTGCATGAAAAGCTTGTAAAATCTGGTATTGATCCAAGAACAGAACAATACTACAATGAGATTGACAGCGCGGTTCGCCGTGTCTTTCCTGATAGATTTGATGATGGGCAGGTTGAGGAACCAGCACCCCAGCGTCAAAACGGCTCCGTGGTCGCCGCACCGTCTAAATCGACAAAAAAACCACGCACAGTGCGACTATCCTCGACGCAAGCTTCTCTCGCCAAGCGGCTTGGTCTCTCTAATGAGCAATATGCGGCGCAGTTATTGAAGGAGATGTCTAAATGACGAATAGAACCTCACGCACAACGGAAACTCGTGATGCGAGTAAACGTAAAGTGTCATGGACTAGACCGTCGATGTTACCAATCCCCGAACCACGCGATGGAATTGAATATCGCTACATTCGCACCTCTACCCTTGGGAATACAGATAACACGAATGTCTCGTCTAAATTTCGTGAAGGTTGGACACCTGTTCGTAGAGAAGATCATCCAGACCTTCATGTTGTGTCTGATATCGACTCACGGTTTCAAGACAATATTGAGGTTGGTGGATTACTGCTTTGTCAGAACTCTACCGAAAATGTGGAAGCTAGACGTGAAGCACAACTGCATCAGGCATCAAACCAGATGGCAGCGGTGGACAACAGCTACTTACGCAACTCAGACCCACGTATGCCCGTTCTGACCCCAGATCGGACTACAAAAACTTCGTTTGGTAAGTAACCCTAATAGGGGAGCTTGCTGATACTTTAAATTTAAAGGAGTATGAGAGATGGCTTTAACGGCTGCTCCCTATGGCTTACGGCCCATTCGCAGAATGGACGGAATGCCGTATGCTGGTTCAACAAACCAGTATCTCATCGACCCTGCTGGTGAGGCAACTAACCTATTTTATGGGCAAGTTGTTATCATTGGGGCCGATGGGTACATTGCCCTGTCTACAGCGACAGGCGCAGACATAACTACAAACAACCTTGGTGGTAATGGCGTTGGTGCTATTGGCGTTTTTGTTGGATGTGAGTATGTTAATTCTTCTGGACAACTTGTTCAGGATCAATTCTACCCGACAGGAACATCTAACGGCGATGCTATAAAAGCATATGTCATTGATGATCCAAACGTCTTGTTCCAAGCTCAGTTAGATGCTGCTGGAGCGCAGACAATCATTGGCGCGAATACTTTCTTCGCAGCGGTACAGTCTACAGCCACTGGTTCTACAACCACTGGTAATTCTACCTCTGCTTTGGATGCGACAGTTAAAGCTGCCGCCGCCGCATTTCGCGTTGTTTCTCACGTTTCACCTGCTAGTGACGCTTTCCCAGATGTATTGGTTAAATTCAATCCATCAGCGCACAGCTTGATGAACAATGTTGGCTTATAAGGAGGTTGACGAATGGCTATTTCACGCGCCCAGCTTCTTAAAGAGCTATTACCGGGTCTGAACGCACTGTTTGGCTTGGAGTACGGCAAGTATGAAAACGAACACGCAGACATCTATGAGACTGAAACCTCAGAAAGAAGTTTTGAGGAAGAAGTAAAACTATCTGGTTTTGGAGCAGCACCCGTGAAAGCGGAAGGTGCTTCTATCTCATACGACAATGCACAAGAGTCGTTTACTGCTCGCTACAATCACGAAACTGTCGCTATGGGTTTCTCTATCACTGAAGAAGCGATGGAAGATAATCTATATGACTCTTTGTCTGCACGTTATACTAAGGCTCTTGCCCGTGGTATGGCTTATACAAAGCAAGTCAAGGCTGCTTCATTGTTGAACACGGGTTTCACCACCTTTAACTCAGGTGATGGTGCTACATTGTTCTCTTTAACCCACGGCACTGTAGCTGGTGGTAACAATGCAAACAGGCCAGCAGCGAATGCTGACTTGAACGAAACCTCGCTTGAGCAAGCGGTTATTGACATTGCTGCGTTCACTGATGAACGTGATTTGTTGATTGCTGCGCGTCCACGCAAGTTGATCGTTCCACCTGCATTGATGTTCGTAGCAACTCGTTTGCTTCAGACTGATCTGCGCGTAGGCACAGCGGATAATGATATCAACGCACTTAACACCAATGGTTCTATACCAGAAGGTTATGTCGTTAATCACTATCTCACAGATGCAGACGCATTCTTCCTAACCACAGATGTACCAAATGGCATGAAGCACTTTGTGCGTACTGCTATGCAGACAGGTATGGACGGTGACTTCGATACAGGTAACGTGCGCTACAAAGCGCGTGAGCGTTATTCTTTTGGTGTATCCGACCCATTGGGAATGTATGCTTCACCGGGTGTATAAGTTTAATTGAACTTTTTAGAGGGGGCTGCTTCGGCGGCCCCTTTCTTTTTTAAAAAACATGTGTATACTTTTGTTATTCCCTGACAGTTGCATGATGCGGCTGACTTAACCCAGACAGGAGAAAATCATGGGTACTACAACTTTTTCAGGCCCAGTTCGCGTAGGACAGGCTCAAAAAACAACTAATCCACAAGTCGCTGGCGCGGTTAGGCTTGTTGCTCAAGGGTATATTTCAGACCCTACTGTGGCAACTACAACAAATATTCGGCGCGGAGCACTTGCTACTGGCCCTAGTTCATTGCCTCTTATTCTACCTGCCAACGCTATCATCACGCGAGTTGAAGGTATTGCGGCCGCGACAGGCGGCACAAACCCTACATTCGATTTAGGTTGGATTGAGGTAGTAGACACCGCGCCTGCTTCTGATACAGACGGCATCCTTGACAATGCTGACGCTGATGTAGGCAACTTTGAAATCTCGTTTACAGATGCCACTTCTGGCAATGATCTGGGCTTTGTTATGAGTACCGCTTACCCTGTGAGAATAACAGGTGGTGTTGGTGCTTCAGCCGCAACGGGCGGTAATATTGAGTTGCGTATTTTCTATCATGTGTATGATCTGACATTCGGAACAGATGGCAGTGGCTCGTAAGTAGGACAACTGAAAGGAGGGTTCTGATATGGGTGTATCTCACATTCAAGCCACGACAGTGGTGGATGCACAGGCTGCTTCCACTACATATGTTGCGGCAGCGGCTAGGCCAGATACAGCATTTACCATTGCGAATGCCAGCTTCACCGCAGGTCATGCGCGACTATTAACGGTTACAACTGCTGGCACAAGCGACAACGGGAAGACGGTAACCATAGTGGGTACTGATCTAAACAACGGTGCCTTGACAGAGGTTATAGCTTCTACTGGTAGTGCTGAAACAGTTACAGGTACAAAATATTTTAAAACAATTACTTCTGCCACTTGTAGCACTCAGTATGCAGGTAATGTGTCTGTTGGTATGGCTGCTCAAGCAACTGCATCCATAACAATCAATAGGGCAACACTAAAAGCGTTCTCCACTATTTCAAACAGTGCAGCGCATCAGGTTGACTTTATTGATGGCACGACTGCTGAATCTGGATCGGTTGTATTTAGAACCAAGACAAGTGGTGTAAATAATGCGTCTGATGATGTTTATATTCCTGATGAAGGTGTTCTTTTCGCCAGTGGCCTTGTTATCAAGTATCGTATTGATGGCTCCCATATGGTCACAGCTTTCCACGGATAAGTCGAGGCTGTAAGATATGGCTGAAAAGAAAAAAGGAACCATGAAAGGCCACACCATTAAAGGTGGTCATAAACGTCCTACTAAATCTGGGGCAGGTATGACTAAGAAGGGTGTGGCTAAATATAGGAAAGATAACCCCGGTTCCAAGTTAAAGACTGCCGTAACAGGCACACCTAAAAAAGGCAGTAAGGATGCAAAGAGGCGCAAGTCTTACTGCGCCCGATCTGCTGGTCAGATGAAACAGTTCCCAAAAGCTGCTAAAGACCCTAACTCTAGATTGCGACAGGCTCGTAAGAGGTGGAAATGTTAAGTAATAAAATAGTTTTGGCAGCAGTAGCTGCACTCATGGCTTTAGTCGGTGCTGTCACTTATAGTTGGGCAAGTTGGACAACTGAAACTCTTATAGCTGTTGATAAGAGAACTGAAGTAATTGAAGCTCAATTAGAATTTATAAAGACAGAGATGGAGAGGTTGTATGCATCCAGATAGCACTGGCGATGACGCTAGAGACCTTGATCTAATTCGTATGGGTAAGGGTGGCAAGGCAAAGAAGAAAAAGTCTAAAAGTCGTGTAAATGAGTCAGGGAACTATACAAAACCGGGGTTACGCAAGCGTATATTCAATAGAATAAAAGCAGGGAACAAAGGTGGCTCATCAGGCCAGTGGTCAGCTAGGAAGGCCCAAATGATGGCGAAGGCATATAAGAAAGCAGGGGGAGGTTATAAAAGCTAATGGCACTTACCAGTCAAAATAAAAGAAAAGTAAAAAAGGTTGTAAAGGGTTTGAATAAGGCTTCAAAGCTCCATTCCAGTCAGGCTAAAACTTTAAAAGGCATAGTAAGAAATGGCTCTAAAAAAACCCCAAAAAAGTCTTAAAGCTTGGGGAAAGCAGAAGTGGCGCACTAAGAGTGGTAAACCTTCTACTCAAGGGAAGAATGCTACGGGTGAACGATATTTGCCTTCTTCGGCTATAAAGTCCCTTAGTGATTCTGAATACGCTGCTACAACTAGAGCTAAAAGAAAAGGCAAGGCTTCAGGAAAGCAGCATGTGGCTCAACCTAAAAAAGTTGCAAAGAAAACCAAACGACACAGAAGTGTAGTTACATAGGAACGTATAATGTCAGTAGTAACCCCAGACCTACCTGAGTTATTTGAGGAAGCCTACGAGAGGGCTGGCTTAGAGATGCGCTCTGGCTATGATCTAAAGACAGCGCGTAGAAGTTTAAACCTTTTAACTTTGGAGTGGCAAAACCGTGGCCTCAACCTGTTTACAATAGAAGCTGGAACAGAGCCTATAATCGCTGGAACGGCAACCTATACCCTGCCATCTGATACGATTGATATTATAGAACATCAGGTAAGAACTGGGACAGGCACTAATCAGATAGACACGTCCCTTCAACGGGTCAGTGTGGCAACCTATGCTCAACAAACTAACAAGAATACGCAGGGTAGGCCGACTCAAATATATGTTCAAAGGTTGCCAACAGAAACAAAAATAACTTTGTGGCCCGTCCCCGATGCTACAACTACATACACTTTATCATATTTTAGGTTAAAAGGGATTGATGGTCTTTCCTCTGGGATAGGCACAAACGTATCCTCAGTCCCACCAAGGTTTGTACCGTGTCTAGTTGCTGGAATGGCATACTATTTAGCCATGAAGAGAAATGAGTCTTCATCTAGAGTTCCAGCCTTAAAGCAAGAATATGAGTTTCAGTTTCAACTTGCGGCTGGAGAGGATGAAGAGACAGCATCTATAAAGTTTGTTCCATATGACACATTTATGATGAGTGGTTGATGAGTTACGCCAAGGGAAAATATGCTTTTGGGTTTTGTGATAGGACTGGGTTCCGATATCCATTAAGAGACTTGGTTCCTGAGTTTCAGAATGGGGTTAGGACTGGATTCCTTGTGGGCAGAGATGTCTTTGACCCAGATCAACCTCAGAACTTTCTTGGTAGAGTAAAGATAAACGATCCTCAATCCTTATTGAACCCACGTCCAGACACATCACTAAGTGAAAGTAGGGCTTTATTTGGTTTTGATCCTGTTGGTAATCCATCCACGTTCTTGGAGGGTTCTGTCGGTAGGGTTACGATAACCACTGGAGAGACTCAAGGTGTGACGGGTTCTGTTGGTATTGGTCAAGTTGGATCTGTTACAATTAATCCTAGTACAACAGCACCAAGATTTGATAGTACTTTGATCACATTAGATTCTACAACAGATACCTTTGATGAGGGATAGGACATGACAAAGCAAAGTGTAGGTATAGGAAGTAGTGCCAATGACGGAAGCGGCGATACACTTCGCTCTGGTGCTACTAAAATAAATTCAAACTTTACAGAAATTTACGCTGCCTTGGGCAACGGATCAACTCTTACTGATATTATAGACGGTAATGGCATTATAGATGTAAGCTCTGGTGCAAATAAGATTGTATTCTACTATGCTAATTTAAGCGACTTACCTAGTGCTGGAACATATCATGGCGCGGTAGCCCACGTTCATGCGACTGGAGGTCTTTACTTCGCGCATGGTGGTGCATGGGTTCGACTAAACGATGAAACAACTGGGCCAGTCACAAAGTATACCGCTGGTACAAATGGATCATCTGCTTATACATTTACTGGCCCCGGTGCTACTTCTGGAAACAACCCCAATTTTACTTTCTATAAAGGACACACGTACCTTTTAAATAACACGGCTAATGTAAGCAGCCACCCCTTGCAGATCAGAACATCTAATGGTGGCTCTGCGTTTACGACAGGTGTTACAGAGAACTACAATTCAACCAGTGGACTGACACAGTTCATTGTTCCTCACGAACCAAGTGATACGTCTTTAGTATATCAATGCACCAATCATAGCTCTATGGTTGGTAATATAACAATCGTTTAACACAACGTAGGAGACTAAAATGGCTATGAAGAAAAAAGGTTATGCAAAAGGTGGAGCGATGAAGAAGCCTGTTGCTATGAAAAAAGGTGGCGCAGCCAAGAAGATGGGCGGCGGCAAGATGAAGAAAAAAGGTATGGCTAAAGGCGGCAAGATGCCAATGGTCACCAAAGGAGGTATGAGTGTTCCAGCTTTTGCCGCTGATGGAAAAGGTAAGATGAAAAAAGGTGGGGTCGTTAAAAAGAAAATGGGCGGTGGCTCCATGAAGAAGAAGGGCATGGCTAAAGGCGGTGTTACTAAAAAAGGTATGGGCGGCGGCATGAGAAAAAAAGGTATGGCTAAAGGTGGGGTTGCTCGCGGTAGCGGTGCAGCTAGACCGCAAAAATTTCGCAAAAACGGTTAAGGTTTAGTTTCGGGAGCAGCCATGCCTTATTTACAAAGTAATATACCACATTTTAATTGCTGGGTTCGACGCGAGTACACATGTAACCATGAACGATATCACGGAAATTTTTTACATGCGATGGCAATAGCGGTAACGACAATGCCAAACAGATGTTTGAGCTTTCAACTTATTTTCACAGGATGTGAAGCAGACGAGAATGAAGAAGAAGAAAACATACACGGTGGCGCAATGTGGGCTAGAATGCCTATAACTGCGTTAGTTGCAGATGAGCCACTTAATGCGTGGCCTGAACCTATGGCTGTGCATGACGCTCAACCGTGGGACTGTTCTTCGTATAATCATGCTATATACATCCTCGACAGAGCTACGCCTTGTCCGTGGCTCGCTAAGATAGGTGGAGAGATGTATCCAGCAAAGTATTTATTCACTGTGGATTATTCTGAAGGTGAGATAGCTGATGATCCAGCGCAACATAAACAAAGTCATGTCATGCAGTTGTTAGACGCTGGAGAGTGGACTGGCAATGTAGTGGCGTTACCTAATAATAGAGTACGTGTTACGCACCCAGCTTGGTTTGAAACAGGATCGGGCGCACCAGACTTTAAGCCCTCTCAACATATTCACTATTCAAAATCTGATTTAGACTATACACTAGATGTTAATCGGGTTTTTGATAACTTGTACCAAGAGGACTGACGTTATGGGTAGAGATGATGATCCCACAATAGACCTTAAAGACATGGCATATAAAGAGGAACTAGCATTTCAATTAAAGCTACGTCCTAACGGTGATCGTAGGATGATAGAAGCTCAAACGCGAGAAAAGATATACGGCCCTAAAAAAATGGGTAAAGGTGGTAATCTATGTCGAGGTATGGGTAAAACATCTAAAGGTGGCAATTATAGGTTTGTTTGATGAATTATACAGAGCTAACTACCGCTATAAAGACCTACACAGAGAATGATGAGACAACTTTTGTCGCTGAGATTCCCACGTTTGTTCGTCAGGCAGAAGAGAAGATACATCGTACTGTATTGATTCCTGAACTTCGCAAGAATGTTACAGCAAACATGACTCAACAAGTTAGGTTTATAGCTAGGCCATCAGATTTCTTAGCACCCTTCTCTATGGCAGTAATAGATGGCGATGGAGATTATCACTTTCTTCTCAATAAGGATGTTAATTTTATTAGAGAAGCCTATCCATCAAAGACATCCTTCGCTCGACCTAAGTACTATGGTGAGTTTGATGGTGACTTCACATCAACTAACTCCTCTGGAAACTTCATATTAGGCCCAACCCCAGATTCCGCTTATGAGGTTCAATTGCACTATTACTACGACCCCCCTTCCATAGTTACGTCAGCAACATCTTGGCTTGGTGACAACGCAGAGGTTGCTTTGTTGTACGGGTCTCTTGTAGAAGCTTATATATTTATGAAGGGCGATGCTGATTTGCTTGCTCAATACGAAGCCAAGTATCAGGAAGCATTGAAACGTCTTATGATACTAGGTGAAGGCAGACTGAAGCGCGACAGCTATCGCAGCGAACCAAGGCTGGAGATATAAATGTTTAGTGTAAAGGTAGATGTACCTCAGAACGAATCGATTGTTGGAGTGCAAACAACTCATAATCGTGGATTCACACCTGAAGAGATTTCTAAAGACTGCGTGAGCAAGTTGATAAGTGTATCTGATTCAACACATCCTGCGATTAGAGATCAGGCAAACGAATATAAAACACAAATGGAGCGCACTGTTGCTTATTACATGCGTGAAGCTATTCGCAGTGATCGTACAACTGTGTATAACGCCCTTATAGATGCAGGGCATCCGAAACTTGCTGAACTTATAAGGAGACTTTAAAATGGCTTTCAGCGGAAACTTTATGTGTACGTCTTTCAAGCAAGAGCTTTTACAAGGCGATCACAACTTCAAGAACTCTGGGGGCGATACATTTAAGTTAGCTCTTTATACCAACAGCGCGTCATTTAATGCTGCGACAACGGCTTATACCACGGGTAACGAGGTCAGTAACTCTGGCTCATACAGTGCTGGCGGCGGTACTCTGACACGGGTAAACCCAGCTGTTTCAGGCACAACAGCGTTTACAGACTTTTCTGATCTTACCTTTACGTCTGCTACAATAACGGCGCGTGGAGCTTTGGTCTACAATACAACTACAGGATCAGGTAGTAGCACTACCGATACTATTGTCGTGCTAGACTTTGGCTCTGACAAGGCTTCGACCAATGGTGACTTTAAGATTGTTATGCCAGCGGCTGATGCGTCTAACGCTCTTATACGGATTGCTTAAATATGGCTGATGCTACAGTTGTCTTTGCTGGCTGGAACTCCTCGACACAATCGTGGGGTGCTGGTACGTGGGGCAACGATGTAGCATTTCCCGTTACAGCTACTGCTTCGGTAGGAACTGTAACCATAGACGGGGCGGCTTCCGTTCCTTCAGTAGTGGGTGTGGCATCTACTGGCGCAGTAGGTTCCGTTTCTGTTACCGCTGGTACTGGAGTAAATGTCAGCGTCACAGGAATAGCATCTACGGGTGGAGTTGGTTCAGCAAGTGTAACAGGAAATTCCTCTGCCACAGTCGCAGGTATCGCATCTACGGGTGGAATTGGTCAGATCACAGCGACTACAAGTCAGATCATTCCAGTTGCGCCCACAGGGATAAGCTCGACAGCCGTGGTCAATTCTGCTACGATTGTCTGTGAATGTGATGCTAATGTTAATGTGACTGGTGTTTCAGCAACTGGGGGAACTGCTTCTGTCCTTGTATGGGGGCGTATAATACCACCAGAGACTACAATTTGGACTGAGATAGCGGCGTAAGGAAACAAAATGGCAAGTACATATAACGGCAGTGGTATCGAAAAGATTGCAACGGGCGAACAGTCTGGGTCTTGGGGTAACACTACAAACACAAACCTAGATATTATTGACCGATTGGTAAACGGTGTTGGGGCAATTACGCTTTCCAATACTACGCACACCCTAACAACAACGGATGGCAGCTTGTCAGACGGCATGTTTAAGGTTCTTGTTCTAGGCGGTTCACCTTCTGGTACAAATACAATTACGATATCACCCAATGATGGTGATCATATTTATCTTGTAAAGAACGGCACAAACCAGACAGCTACTTTCACGCAGGGGTCTGGTGCTAATGTGAGCGTATTGGCTGGAGACAGCAAGATAATCTTCTGTGACGGTGCAGGATCGGGCGCGGCTGTAACAGATTTGACCGCAGACTTTGCAATGAGCAGCGTCAACATTACAGGCGGCGTGGTATCAGGAATTACAGACCTATCTATTGCAGACGGTGGTACAGGCGCAAGCTCTGCTAGTGCCGCAAGAACCGCGCTGGGTGTTGCTATAGGCAGTGCAAGAACTGCATTGGGACTTGCCATAGGCAGTGATGTCTTGGCGTTTGATACAAATTTACAAGCCTTCGTAGCAGCCTTAACTCTTCCGACATCTGATGGAAGTAACGGTCAAGCGTTGGTAACAAATGGAAGTGGTACTGTTTCTTTCGGCAGTGCTGGTATCTCTATGGGCAAAGCTATTGCCGCTTCAATCGTGTTTGGCTAAAGGAGATAAGCAATGTCAGCACCTAATATCGTCAATGTGGCAACCATCACGGGCAAGACCGCGACTGTTGCTTTATCCTCTACAAACGCCACGGCGGTTGTAAGTAACGCTGCGTCAAGCAGTAAGGTCTTTAAGATTAATAATGTGATCGTATCCAATGTTGATGGCACAAACGCGGCTGATATTACGATAAACCTGTATAGCCAAGATGATATTGGTGGTACAGCATATGCGATTGCCAGTACGATTTCCGTCCCTGCTGATACAACATTAGTTGTTTTGGACAAGAATACTGCTTTATACTTAGAGGAAGACAAGTCTATAGGCGCACAAGCAAGTGTGGCTAACGATTTAGTTGTGGTGATAAGTTACGAAGAGATTAGCTAATGAAAACTCTAGGCACGATTCAAGCTGACGCGAATGCAGAGGTTTACGCCGTTGCCACTGGTGCATTGCCTGATGGAAAACCTGTCATAGTTAACTCTAACGGGACTGTCAGTGTTGCTGCTGGAAGCACCGTCACTCAGGCTCTTGGAACTCCCGTTGTTTTTGAGTCGGGTGGAGCCGCCATTAATAATGTTGTTTTTGACAGTAATAGCAATAGAATTGTCATAGCGTATATGGATATGGACAACTCTTATTACGGTACTGCTGTTGTCGGAACTGTAAATTCTTCAGACAATTCTATAAGTTTTGGAACGCCCGTGGTATTTAGGAGCGCATCAATAAATATTCATAGAGGATTAGCTTTTGATAGTTCGTCGTACAAGGTCGTAATAGCCTACGCTGGCCCCAGCAATGGAAAAGCTATTGTCGGAACTGTAGATTCTTCAGATAATTCTATAAGTTTTGGCAGTGAGGTATCTTTTGAAAGCTCTGTTCCGACAAGCGTTGCGGCTGGGTACGATGCATCAAACAACAAAATTCTTATCTCTTTTAAAGATCAAAACAATTCTAATTATGGTACGGCTATAGTTGGGACAGTCTCTGGAACGGGAATAAGTTTTGGGTCACAGGTCGTGTTTGAATCAGGCAATGCGGTAGATATGAGTAATACATATGACCCAAACAGTGAGAAAATGATTATCACCTATAACAAGAGTGCTGGAGGAAACGAGGCGAGTGCTATAGTCGGAACGATAAGTGGTACGTCAGTTAGTTTTGGAACCAGAGTTGCTATTCAATCTGGTAAATTTTATGAGAACTTGGTAGCAACGTATGACACAAATTCAAATGTTTTAGTCGTGGCTTACAAACAAGATACGGATCAATATTCTGCGACTAGAGTTGGGACAGTCAGTGGAACCTCAATAAGTTTTGGAAGTGAAGTACAGTTTTCCAGTGGACGAACTACAACTACAGCGATTGCGTTTGATTCAAACCTAAATAAAATTGTGATAGCTTTTGAAGACCCTAATGCCAGTTCAAAAGGTACAGTTGTTTCAGGATCAATTTCTGGGACAACTATTTCATTAGATACACCAGTTGTTTTTGAAGCTGGAGGAACAAACAGCAATGCTATGGGTATGGCTTTTGATAGCACAGCAAAAAGGATTGTTATAGCGTATCAAGATATTCCAGACAGTGAAAAGGGTAAGGCTGTTGTGTTTAAAACTGGTGGTTTATCCACAAACCTCACCACCGAAAACTTCTTAGGCTTTACTGGTGGGATTAAAAATACAGTAACTGAAACGCAAGCGGTGGGTTCAGAGGTCACCTTTCATGCTGTTGCAGCATATCCTTCTAGGGCAACATTTGACTCTAGTAATAACAAAATAGTTATTGCTTATGAGGACAACGATGATTCTAGTCACGGCAAAGCAGTGGTGGGTACAATAGACCCCTCTGACAACTCAGTAAGCTACGGAAGTCCTGTAGATTTTGAAAGTGCCACCACAAATCACGCTTTCATCACGTTTGATTCAAACTCAAATAAAGTTGTTATAGCTTATCAAGACGCAGATAATTCAACTTATGGCACTGCTATCGTAGGCACGGTTAGTGGAACGTCAATCTCATTCGGTAGTCCTGTGGTTTTTGCTGCTGTTGCCAATACAGGGGTTGGAGGAATTACTTTTGATAGTGCCTCAAATAAAGTTGTTATTATTTACGAAGATACGGGTAATTCTGAAAGAGGCACTGCAATAGTTGGTACAGTTAGTGGTACGTCAATAAGTTTTGGAAGTGAGGCTACTTTTACAAGTAGTAAAATATCTCCGGCATATGCTACAGTTTCTTTTGATAGCACCTCTAATAGAGTAGTAGTAGGGTATAGAGATTACACGAACTCTGGACACGGCTATGCCGCTGTTGGGACAGTAAGCGGAACAAGTATCTCATTTGGAACGCCAGTTGCATTTAACGCAGCTAGTACGTTACACGTAAGCAGTGCTTATGATTCTAACGCAGACAAAACACTTATAACATACAGAGATGATGGAAATTCAAGTTATGGCACTGCAATAGTTGGTACAGTTAGTGGTACGTCAATAAGTTTTGGTTCAGGAACTGTGTTTAATAGTGCGAATAGTGGGTATACATCTGCATCATTTAATTCATCAACGAAGAATATAACAGTTTCATATACGGATGTTGGAAACAGTAATGTAGGTAAAGTTGTTACAGCTACAATAAGTGGTTCTTCTGTAAGCTTTGGGTCAACTATAACTTTTGCAAATGAAACAGTGATTACTTATGGAAACGCATATGACTCTGCCAACAACAGAACAATTTTAACTTATCGTGATACAGGCGGTGACGATCATGGTCAGTCTATAGTTTTTAAAAGTGGGGGTGATGTTGTTACGTTTGGCTCTACACCTGATGGCAAAACTGCAACCGTACAGGCAGGTGGGGCAATAAACACCCTGCAAAGCAGCCTAACAGCAGGCCAACAGTATTTCGTACAGGCAGATGGAACGATTGGCACAACAGCAGCCAGCCCCTCAGTAAT